GTCATCAAGCTCGCCCACACCATAGATGGCGGTAGCGTTAAGCTCAAAGGCACGCAGGGATGCGTCACGTTGTGCTTCGATCTGGAAGTCGCGCTTCATGGCGATAGCCAAGGCTTCGCGTGAGAAGACAGCGCCCTTCGCGTCACCTGAACCGTCTACAGTCACATTGGATGACTCGTAGATGTCGATTCCAGCGATGGTTCCAACGTAAGCGTTAACCATAGCCGTGTTCTGCGCGTCACCACCGTTGGGGTTAGCGAAGGTATTGGTCAGGTTAGCTTTCAGTTGATACGCTTGGAAAGGGTTCACAACAGCAAAGATGTCGCCCTGTGCCTTGTTGTTACGCAAGGTAGCAGCAGCTTTGAACAGATCAGCAACCGTGATCTCTTGTGCAGCAGCGCCAAAGGCAGTGCTGAAGCCGTCGAACAATGCGATCAGGTCAGCGTCCATCTTCGTGGCGATAGCGTTACCCAGTACCGTACCCAACTCTTCAGCAGGGTTGCCAGCACCCATTGCAGCCAAGTCAGTCAATACTACTTGTGCGCCCACCTCACCAACGGTGATTGAGACGGAAGAAGTAGAGACAGTTGAACTGGTCAGGTCTGTGCCTTCGGTAAGGTCAGCGGCAGTGATCGCAGGGTACTTAGGCACCTGAATCGTCTTGCCAGCTTCGTCGCCAATGTTGTACTGCGTGACCAATCCCATCATCAGGGATTCTTCTTCAGCAGTGAATCGCGCCTGAGCGATGATATTCGCAAACAGGTCGTCAAGGGTTGTGCTAGTTGTAGCAGCCATAGTAGTAGTCCTATATCAAAGTGGTTTATTTGGCTTTCTTCTTTAACGCAGCAAAGGCTTCTCGCCCGCCGTCGTTCCAGTTTTGAACCATGTCAGCCACAGATATAGGCTTCTGCGTGGAGCCACCAGCCATCCCCTGCGTGCCAGCGCCACCTTGGGAGGCTCTGACGAAATGCGGGTTAGCCGTAAGAAAGTCACCCACCAACTCATCAACTGAGAGGGGGTCGGCTTTGTCGTTGTATCTGACCGCGCCGTTATCGTCTAATACTTCAACCGAACCATCGTCCGAGAGTTTTACACGATTGCGTAGCAGTTGCGATACCTGCTCAGAATCTACAGCGTTGTGCCTGCTTGCTGCCGTCAGTAACGCACCGTCTATCTTGGTGGTTTCCAACGCCATCCGCATGGCGGCAATCTCCAGATCCTTCTTCTCGACAGTCTGCTTTAGTACCGACTCGAACTCGCCTTTTTCCTTTTGGCGTTCTATGTTCGCCTGTTCACGCTCAAGCATGAGTTGACGAGCTTCCTCGATGTCGATGCCTTCCAGCTTCTTGTCTAGCTTGCGCCTCTCCCTTTGGATTCGATCAGCAACAATGCGATCAAGCTCCTCTTGGGTGAACGTCTTGCTTTCCTGAACTTCCGTATCTTGCACTGGTTCAGTGTCAGTGCTTTCAACCATGACTTCATCGCTCATGTGCGAACCTCTTTCGAGTGGGTGGGAGTATACCAGCTTTTGAGAAATGTCAACAGCTAGTGGGTTACTTTTTAGATCTCTTGGCTTTCTTCTTCTTGCCGATCTGCTTCAGGCTCTTGCCGTACTTGCTTGGGTTCATCTTTGGCATTTTTCTTTCCTCGCTTCTTCTTGGGTAGTGGCAGCAGCACATTCACGATTCCATACAGGTCATCAAATTCCAGCTTCTCGTCCTCTGGTGCAGCCGCTGCCAATGGCTCCAGCAGTTCACGAATAGCGGGGGGGATTGGTCGTCTAGCGACCAGATTCTTGGCTCGGTCTAATTCTTTCGACATGTTATTCCTCGACTATTGGTATCCAGCGATGGCGGCAGTTGTAACCCCCTCGCACTATGAATGGATCGCCCGGACTCTTGCCTGCCCAGCTTCCCTGCCATATCTCCGCGATCTCGTCACGGGTGTATGTCTTGTTGACGTGCGTTTCGCAGAAATCCCGTGTATCGCGTATCACGTTGCCCCGATACCTGAACTCCTCTACTCCCGCCTCGTTTGCGATGTTAATCGTGAGCGAAGCCGAGAACTGATTGATTGAATCCGTTGCGTAAGTTGTCGCATAACGCCGAAGGTTATTACCAAGGCGATCTGAGTTGTAAACGCTATGGAGTCGATCAACCGCTGCCTGTTGCGTGGCTCCAGTCGTTGTCTTAGCCACCTCCACCAGTTCTTCAATCTCTGCTTGATCGCTTGCTTGATAGATTCCATTGATTCGCCCCCTGACTTCGGAAATGAAGTCCTGTTTCGACCGACCAGACAAGGTTGCCTGATAGACCCCGTTTGCCAAGGCATCCAGTTGTGACTGCGCCAAAGCCTCAAAGCCTTGAAATGATAGCCTCTGAAGCCCTGCAATGACCTCTGGCTGCACTTTTGCGAAGTTCCCATAGGTACCTAGCATCTCCTGCAAATCGTCTGAGAGGCCTCTGTAGTCGCCCAGAACGGTCTGTACGCTTGATAGATAGTCGTCTTCCAGTATGCGGCGCATCTCAGAGCGAGCGTTGACCGCCCACTCCAAGTCAAATAGCTTGCCCGCGCTGTCTGGTGCCGACTGTATAAGGTCGGCCATATCCCGCTCGGTTAGGTCGAAAGCGTTGGACAAGAACTCCTTGTGCCGATCTTCCATAGCCTCTTGGATATTTTCATAGACGTCATCAGCCGCCATCGCTACGCCTCACCCTCCACTGGGAATTGGCCTAGCACCTGCGTCTGCCCTTCAATCTCGACGTGAGACTTCGCCAGCTTGTCATCATCCAGCACAAGGTCGGCGATCTGCTTGTCTATCTCTTGAGCGAGAGTGGCTGACCTAACACCGCTAGACTTCATCTGCTGCAAGAACAACAGTTCTTTGTCGTAATCGCGGATATCGAAGCTGTCGGGATAGAACACCTCTACGTCTGGCGTCACGTCTAGCCAGTTGCAGAAATACGTCCACAAGTGTTCTTCGGCTAGCTCCAGTAGATCAGCCTTCTCTGACAGCTTGGCGTTCAGCATCTGGAACTCGGTCTGCATGGCAATGCCTGACATCGTCTTGGCATCGGTTCCCCGTACAGCGCCCATCTGGGCCATACGGTTGATAGCCTCCACTTTGTCTTTGATGGACTCTCGAATGCTGTTGATGTTCTGACCCGAAGGCTGCAACAGGTACGGCTGGACTGAGTTGTCCATGTCATCAGGTACGTTGATGACTGCCCCCGCTCCCGCACTCGCGTCTGTGTCGTATGTCTTCACAAGTGAGGGGTGGTTGCTGATGCGGATTAGCTGCTCGATCTCAGACAGTTCAGAATAGATGGCCTTCTGCATGTAGGCGATGTCTGATAGGTCGCTCACCCCCACACCACGGGTCACGCTGCGCTGTGCTGGCAGGTACACCGCTGGAATCTTGCCCAGTGGGTTGTCGATTTCGCTGATCATCTGTTCCTTGTCGCCGTCAGACTTCCACTGCTGGATCGTGTCCTTCCGCCAGATGCGGTAATAGCTCACCTTCGTTGTGGCGTTCTCACGGTCTACAGCTTCACGCAGCTTCAGATAGGTAAGCTCGAATCTGCCTGATGGTGTGCGTTCCCACTTCCAGTCAAATACGTTCTCAGGGGTAAACAGCGACAGGTAGGGCCGGATGTCTTGGTCTAGCTCTTCCGCTCGTGTCTGTGCGTTGGACTCTGGCTTGTCCACAAGAATCCAGACGTGCCCATAAACCGATGACCACACCTGAGCCTGCCTCATAAAACTATTAATGCTCGCGCCATCAAGGTCGGCATCTTTCAGTGCAGCATCGAGGGCTGGATTGCCTGCAAGCGAGTTAAATACCCGAACTGGGGGAGTGCGCCACAGAAACGAACTGTAGATGTGAACGACGTTGCGGCAGTGGTTATCAATCGGGGTCAGATTGATGCGCCGAGCGTATTCGTTCTCCGACTCGTTCTGGTAGCCGGTCAGGTAATTGCCTGCCTGATACTCCTCACCGCCAAGGTATGAGCGCACATAAAGCTCCCACCTATTCTCATTGGCATCATAGTCGGGATGCTGATACTCGATATTGCTGTTCACTAGCTCCACCTCGCTGGTTGTTCCACGTCACGTTGTTTTCTGATTGGGTACAGGTACTCGACCAGATAACCCAGTGCGTCATTCATATGATCATACCCATCGTCTTTGTTGGGCTGACTCGTCCCTTCTTTGTAGGTCTGTCGTTCAAGCGAAGCGATGGTCTGCTTACACTTGGGATCGACAAACAGCTTACGAGCGCCAGTGGTAGACCGGAGCCTACTGTTAACGCTGTTGATTCTGTCTCTGATGGCGGGGTGACTGTTTCGCACCTTCACTGTGAACCCTGCGTTCTGAAGGATTGACAGGTCAGTCCTCCCTCCCGCGCTGGTCTTTCTTTGTTTGCTTGCTGGGTCTGGGTAGATCGTTATGCGTCTGTCCCCATACCTCTGCCGTATCTCGTCAACCATCTCGTCCGTGTTGGAGCCGTAAATCACGATCTCGTCCACGATGCGAATTGTATCGCCATCTCTGACCGATACCGCTGCGCTCATTGGGTCAAGGTTGAAGTCCATCCCAATGTGTAGATCATCACCGATAGCGCTCTTCTCGACGCTCTCCTCTCTGCTGAATGCGTAGTAAATGATGCCCTGATAATTGACGAACTTGGCTTCGTACTCTTGCTGAAACGTCCGCTCGTCTAGGTCATTCCGCGCTGCCTCGATCTCTGCCGCCTCAACATTGCCGCCCTCGATGGTCGTGTACTGAAAGGCTTCCCAGCCCTCCTCTGCATCCGCGCCTCGCGTCCAAATGTCGTAGAAATGGTTCCGCCCTTTTGGTGTGCCAATAAACAATGCCCTCGTGGGATTATCTACTGAGTGCCGATCAGAGAGCGATGGCCTGATAACCTCGTACCAAGCCTCTGGTCGCATGTCTGCGAACTCATCCAGCACCGCAAAGTCCAACGCCCTCCCTCTCAGGTTGTCAGGCTTCTCCGCGCCCTTGAGCGATATGGTCGAACCGTTCTGAAGTGTTAGCGATAGCGCCGTCTCGTTACGCTTGCTGACATACCCATCTGGGAGCGAGTCAGTCAGGAATGACCACGCGATCTCTTTCGCTGCCTTGTACGTCGGAGCCACATACCAGCAGTTGCGCTCTTTGCCACCTAGTGCTGCACGAATCAACTCATAAGTAGACAGGAACGTCTTACCAAACCGTCTACCAGCGACAACAGCCCTGAAGCGTGAGTCACTGAAGAAGATGTCATCTTGTGGCTTAGTTAGCCGCATCAGCCCTTTCGATAACGATTGGCGGTAGGTCTTGCGCCTCTGTCTCTGGCTGATCTGCTTGACCCAGCCAGTTCTTCCCTAGCCACACCAGCATCGTGGAGTTTCCGTCCATAGCGGCGGTGAACTGCCTACGTCTGAGGCTCATTTTGCCCCCACTCGCCTTTTGCTTGAAATAATCCGAAAAACCGACCCCACGCTCTCTCTTGCAGGCTGCGTTCAGGGTGTCGTAGTCGATGCCAAGGATGCCTGCCTGCTCCTCTCCGGTGCAGTGGTACTCGCACATCCGATCAACCTGATCCCAGTCTATTTCAATCAAGGGTCTGCTCATTTCGTTGTTGCTCGCCTAACTGCTTTGCGTTCTGCCTCAGTATACGAAGCCTTGCCTTTGCCCCCTTTCGAGGCTTTGTTCTTGGCTCTTGATCCTGCTGCCTTCTGCCCAGACGTGAGAGAATCCCGCGCACCTTTCGGCAGATACCGGCCCTGACCTTTCTCGCCCACATAGTCCCAGTCTTGATCCGTCCAGCGGCTCAGTGATGTCTCTTTCTTCTTTCCTTCGTACTTACCGCCCATCTGCTTGTAGTAGTTAACAGCGAGTTGTGCAGCCCTGCCAGACCATTTGCCACCCATCTTCCGCTTGGCTTTAGCCTTGGCCCTCTCCCATATCTCTGGGTTCTTTCGCTTCGCAGTCTCAGCCATTACTTGTCAGCCTTGTGGCTTGCGCCGAAGTAGAAGCTAACCACCGCCGACACCACCCCTCCCAGATAGCCAAGGACAAGGTTTATCACTGCTTCTGAATTAGCGTCTGGCGGCTGAACTGTAACAAGGGTGACGTACCCACCGAAGAACAGAA